TTATTAATTACCCATTGGTCATTTCCCATTTTCATATATGTTGTGTCTTCATTAAGTCCATCCTGTATAAATCCAAAAGGAATTACACTTTCTTCCATTTCTGCAAGTTGTTCAGCATGTAATTTTTCTCGCAAATCCATATCAGTAATTTCTTTATAATATCTTTGCTCTATCATCCAGCCAAACAATACTAGAGTCATTACAAGGTCATCGTGACACCCCTCTTCTGCTTGATACGTTTGCCCGTGTGCAACAAAAGTTGTAAGTTCACTAATAGTGTCTAAATCATGTATTATAAGTTTATCACTTTCTATCAAATCTTTAAGATTTGAACACCCTTTTCTTTTTACTTCTTTTGTCGTCCTAACACCAATTTGAGTTCCTCCTCCAAACCCTCCTCCTAGTTGTTGTCCTGCTCGTCCATTAATAGTTGCATGAAATATATTTTCATATTCTAAATCATAATGGAGGATATCTGCAACTTGCCCGCCAATATCATTAGTTTCCACAAGAACATATGCATTATTAAAATGTTTTGATATATTCTCTACGACACTTGGAAGCACCATAGGAGATATATTGGGGTCTCGATATTTGGCGACTTGTATATGAGGATATGTTGTAACATCTATAACAGATATCGCAGAATAATCTAATCCTCGACCTCTTGCTACATCAACTATACTAACATAGGAATGGGTTGGTTGAACATCTTCATATATTTCAAGAGTATCTTTTTTAATAAAAGGTGTTTTATAACTAAGTTGTCTAAGTTTTACTGCGGAGATTAAAGTATGTTGTGAACCAATAAATTCACATTCATATTCTTGAGCAAATTGGACATCACTTGTATTTCTTACAGTTTCATCTCTCCATTTTTGGTCCCTCCCTGGAACCTGTGACCAATGAGTTTCTATAGGAATATAATTATTTCTGCCTTCTTCTGCATCATTCCACATCTTATAAAACATATTCAACCCTTTTGGAGTTGATACTATGAATACTTTAGTAGTTTTACCAGAGGAAATTGTAGGATATACAGAAGTAAAAAATTGGTCGGCAAGAGATGGGGGGTCAATATGTGCAAATTCATCAAGAAAAATAATATTAAAAGAACTACCACGAACCGCAGAAGATGATGTAGAAGATGCTATAATTTTACTACCATTTTCAAGTTGAATACTTCCTTTATTCCATACAAGCACACCTTGTTGCAACCATTTAGGAAGATGTTCATATGCAGTTTGAAGTCTTTGAAGAATATCTCTAGCAGTAGACCCTTTATTTGCAAGAATTGCAATATTGATGGTTTCATTGAAAATTGCATAATGAAGAAGATAACTAATAATCGTAGTTGTCTTGCCTGTCTGTCTAGGCATTTTACAAATGACAAAACGATTATTATGAAATTTATCAATCATATCCTGTTGATAATCATACATTTCGAAATTAATTAGGCCGTGGTCAACATGAACAATTTTCACATAATTGTTACAAAAATATACTGGGTCGTCTTTACATTTTAAATATTCTGATATAGAATGTTCATCATATTCCAGCTGAACATTCGCGGCCTTTAATAAAGGATTTCCTAAGTATACTTCTCCTGCCATATTATCTCGGATATTGTAATTCGTAATTAATCATACCTTGTTTTGCATTTATATCATTTACAGATGCTTTAGACCCTATAATTTTTAATTCTATTTCTCCTGTATTAATCAATCTAAAGTTCACATTTCCTTTTTTCCAATGATTAGTTTGTAAATTTGCCTGATAAAAATTTTTACCTGCTAATATTTCTTTCATTTGTGTAATCGATTTTAAATCTTCATTTAACTTTGAAGATATTGCCCGACTAAAAAATGATGTTGCAGAGTTTGGAAGATTATCAATTATTTTAGACATTATATTAATTCCTTCAACCGAACCTGAATAATTTTCTATAGCATTTAATACAGTTTTAGTTTCCGAATCATTAATACCGGTTTTTAATTTTGTAAAAATCCCATATGAATTAGGAATATCTTTTTTTCTGAGACCTAAAATTTCCCTTATTCCATATTCATATAAGACTTCTTTTGACCCTTGTTTTGATTCTAATTTCTGTGCTGTTATATTAATAGTCTTTGCGGATTTTGCTATACGTGAAAATGCAGAATTTCCTACATTTATATTATTATAATGCTTCAATCCTTTCGGTAAAAGATTGCCAAAAAAAGATGCCTTGGCTCCTACCCCATATTTACTTGATATAGGAATAAGTTTATTATTTGTCATCCTAATAAAGCTATCAACTCCTAAAAATGCAGGATCAGTAGGTACAATTATATCTTTAGGGCTCTTGCCTACAAATATATTTGGATGTAAAACCGATGTTTGTTTTGAAAGAACTATAAGACCTATAAGAATTTCACCAAAATATGTACCCAATTCATTAACATGGGTATCAGAAATGTCTGTTAAATCTATTTTTGTATAATCACCAGAATCAAAATATTTTTTAAACTGGTCAACAATGACTGGAAAATTTTTCGCTTTCGTAGATAATCCATCAAGCACACCATCCTTAATTTGTTTAATTGATGAAATAACCTTTACTGATTCTAATCCTGAAGATAAATTTATATTTTCATTTTTACCTTCATTAATAAAATCTTCTGCTAAAATTCCTAATCTAGGAACCGTTTCTTTACCAGGGTTTTTCGCTAATGGTTTTGCAACACTTGTAAATGGATATAAACCTATTTTAGCCCCTAAGACAACTCGTACATATTTTGATGTGCCTCTAGCATAAGTTATATATGATTGTTGATTAAGAACTTCAATTTCATCTCCTTCTGATACAGAAATGAGAGGAGAATATGTTTTTTCATTCAATAACCTTCCAGATTTTTTAACTGTAGTCTTAATATTCGACCCTTTAAAATACCTTTCCCAAGCCTCTGCGCCTGAACTACTCATCTCTCTTCCCCTTTAAAAGTTTTTGCAAATCGGATGTGCTCCCAATAAACAATGCGTTTGTAACTTTTTCAGGAACATTTTTGACTTCTTTTGTAATATCTTTAACTTGTTGATGAAGGTTCAAAAGATTATTATTTTGTTCTCCAATAACCTTAATAAGTTGTCCTACAACCTCATACATTCTTGCATTACCATTCTCTTTCGCTTCCATCAATAATTCATCAAGAGCATCATGCCCACGTTCAATCACATTATAATAATTCTCCCTTGCATATTGATAATCTGTATCAAGTTCATTATCAACTACAGGAGGTTTAATTTTTTCAGGCCGTTCTCGTTCTATTACTGCGGTTTCTGCTACATTTAAAATTTCATTTAATTTATCAAAAGACGAATGATTATAATCTTGTACATCATCTATAATTTTCATGAATCAATTCCAGTCTCAGGGTCATAATTAATTGCAGGATTAAAAATTGTAATAGTAGTATCAGCATCAAAATTACCTGAAGCATCAACAGTTGCTCCTATTCCACCTACAGGAGTAACAGTAATTCTACTAATTGTGCCTCCTAGTACATCACCAGTTTCAAGAATGAAATCATCTCCATTTGTAGAAATATCCGTTGTTCCATCTTCTAATTTAATATAATCAGATGTCCAAATTGTACTAGATTCTAATCTCAATCTATCAAGTTCTGGAATATCATCATCATCTTCTTCATGAAAATCAATAACCACCTTTTTAATAATTTTTCCACCTGTTTTGATATCTGGATATAAAAATCCTTTCACGAAAAAATCAAATGTCCAAATCATGGTTCTGCGTGTAGTTAAATCGCCATCAAATGAATCTTCTAAACTTGTAGAACTAAAAGAAATAGGAACATCTAATTTTATACCCATTGATGGAATTACATTAATTGTCACATTAAATTCCGGAGTAAAATGAGGAAGAATTTGTTCTAATATTTGAGTGCCATCTTCAGCATTATCCACTATAACAAATAATTGAAAATCCATATTATAAGGAACAGGATTAAACATTTTTTGCAGTGTATCTACACCTTGTGCAGAGGTCGCCCTACTCAAAACTTTTCCAAGAGAATTCAATTTACGTATAGGGTCATATGTAATCGAAGTCATCTCAAATCCCATACGTGGTAATTGTATGGCTACTTGTTTTGTAAGATTAGGGTCTTGTCTAATTCTCTGAAGAAATTTCTGTTTTGGGCCATATGCAATAGGCACTTTTTGTCTTGAGATGACATTTCCGGAAGAATCTTTTTTCTCAATATTTAAGTCATTAAATAAAGTTCCAAATAATACTACATATTTACGAATTGTCTGATGATAAAAAGTTTGTCCTAGCATAGTAAATATATTTATAAATAATAGTATGGCGTTATCGATTAAAAAACAAGGAATTAATTTTGCTATAGACCAAGGTTGTTCCTTTTCTAAAACTTTTACTGCAAAAAATGCTAATAATGCAAATGTGACCGTGACTGTAGGGTCGATGTCTGCAAAAATGACAAAATCTTATAATACGGCAAATACTTCATTGAAACTATCCTTCACTACTTCTACTGAAGGCTCTAATGTATCTATTACTGCAACTGCATCTCAAACAGGTATTCTGGCCGCAGGCAGATATTATTATGATGTTGAGTGGACTCATGATACAACCGAGATAGAAAGAATTGTTGAAGGTATTATCACATTGTCACCACAAGCAACTTCTTAAATATTACCTTCACTAAAAGGATTTGATTCAGAAAAATCTATAATAGAATCTGCTTCTGTTTCAAATGTGACATTATTTGCAGTTATATCATTTATGAATACCTGAGTATCAGGTGTTGTAGTAAGTGAATAATATGCTCCACTTGTTTGTCCTACAATATTTGATGTTGCACCAAATGTGCCAACAATATCTGTAATTTTCAATTCTTTATCTGTTTGATTCCAAGAAATAACTCTGGCAGTTGTATTAGCACTCGCATAAGTATCACCAACATATACAGTCTCATTATCAGTATAGTTTCCAGTTCCAGTTCCCAAAGATAAATTAATTGCGTATGCAAGCGTGTCTTCAATTTTATCAATATCCGCAACACCAGTATCAATTTTTTGGTCATCATATTGAAAGAGTTCACAAGTTAAATCAAATATAGGCAATTTACCAAACTGATAAAACATCGACTCATGTTCTACAAAACGAATCTCATATAATTTCTTATTCAACGGTAAAAATATAACATCACCTTCTAACGGTCTATCCTGTTCCGTAATATCAAGATTATTAAATCTTCTTCTTGCTACAGAAAATACCACTTGGTCTCTGATTTCAAGACCAAATCTTGAAATAAAATCACCTTCTCCTTCAAAACCATCAACAGTTTTGATGTACATTTCTATAAGATGTGCTTGATTAAATTCAGAGATTGTGTCCTCTCCATAGAGAACATCTTCATTTATATATTGTTTAGGAAGGTAATATACATCAATACCATAGTTTTTAATTGCTTCTATGATTAAATCTTGATGTAAATCCTGCTCTGGCGTACTATCGAAATGATTAAAATATACATTTGTCGTCATTAGAACGGTCCTGCTCCAACTAAGAAATCAACTGGTAGTTCGTTTTTAACTTGCATTTCTGATTCTATGGCAATTAATTCAGTAACAGCATCATCAAACATCTGTCTGCCGTTTAAATTAACACCACCAGGAAGCGACACTCCATCATATTTAATTAAATTCGCACCCCATTGTCTTTTAAATAATGCAGTAACATATTTTTTTATAAAAATATCATTGTATACATCTGTAAATAAATTAGGGTCTAGTATTGCAAATACCTCAGCCACAACAAATTGGCCAATTCTAAGGTCATCATTGCCCCAATCCAAATCTAAATATAATCTATTTTGATGTTTATTATACCGAATAGGTTTTTTGCCTACAAAAATATCATTCAATAATTGTAAATGAGATTGAGTCATTTGATATTGTGCAATCGACCCCATTGTCAAATAAGGCATATTATTCAAACTAAATTGATATCTAAAATTAAACATCTGAGAGGAGGAAGACTGGCCGCTTGTGTCATTTATATCAAAAATATTAACAACACTAATTATTGCATCATTAATAGGAATATAATGGTTATCTACATCTCCAAAAGTTACTGTGCCTGCAGTTCCAGTTGCAGAAGAAATATTCCCAGTTACAGTTTCATTATTTGTAAATGTCGATGATGAATTATTATTTTGATAACCAGTTACATCTTTATGATTTTTAAACGTTATAACCGTTGTATTAGCCGAATACACTGTAGCAGAAGCGTTTGAAGAACCTCCAGTTATAATTTCACCGGTATTAAATGTTCCTACAGGATTTGTTATAGTTAATGTTGACCCTGTAATTTTATGCCGAAGATACGTCCGTTCAACCCCGTCAAAATGATATTCTTGAAAATATTGTAAACCTTCATCAATACGGTCCTCTAATTGGTCATCGTCTACATTAATTTCAACTACTGGTTTGCCCAACATTCGTAGACAATACTGTTTTAAATTTTCTCTAGAA